GTACTATTGTTAGCTATTAAGAATGATTGGCCTAATACTAATGTCGATGTTACTGGCAACACCACTGTTTGAGTAGTTACACCTGTAAAGAATTGTTGATAGTTACTAGACACAGTTAGTGTTGTAGTTCCTGCAGCGGTTACTGTAGTAGTGTAAGCATCTAGACCACCTCCACCTGAGCCACCTGTGGCGGCTATAGTAATAGTATCTGTACCGGCGTTAGTAGTGATAGTTATGTTACTACCAGCTGCTAATGTAAGCGTATCACCTGTAGCGTCAGCTACGACATCCGATTGTCCAGATACAGCTATAGTCCCGAATAAGTTTTGGTCTCCAGTGTTTGTACCACTGCTTGTTCCAGAGAAGGTTCCTGACTGTGTGGCTAATGTACCAAGTCCTAATGTTGTTCTTTGTGCTGAAGCATCAGCATCATCTAATATTGCTCTACCTGCAGCTGTACATGGTATCTCTTCCGTATTGCCAGCACCTGCTGTGCTTCTGCCTAACAGCATATCTGTAGCGGAGATGTTTTGCATCTTAGCATACGTTACTGCGTCATTATCTATAGTCCATACTGAACCTGTACCTGATACTGTTATATCTCCTTTGTCTCCATCAGGGATAGCTGTACCACCAGAGCCAGATGTTTTCTGTAAGCCGTAAACATATATTGTACCTGAAGCTATATTGCCAGAAGAGTAATAAAATTTAATAGCGTCTACGTCCGCTGCTGTTTGTAGTGTAGCGCCTATGTTAAACATCTGTGGAGTAGTAGTTATTGATGAGTAAACAACTTGACCTAACATTTGAGATACGCTAGTGCCTGTTGGATTAAATAAATCTACATAACCAGATAATTGTTCTGATGTTGATGTATTACCTTGGTTTGTAACAGTTAATAATATTTGGGCATTAGCTGTGCCACCAGTACCTGTGTTACCTGTGTTGCTGTTTCTACCATCTAAAGCATAGTCATACCCTGTAGTATAGTATGTACTACCATTATCTGTACTAAATCTGCAATACAAATCTACATCATCTGTAGCCGGTATCATACCTACGAATACAAACTTAATGAAAGCATAGTCCGCTAAACTTGTAAATGCTAACTCTGCACTAGAAGAAGCTGTAGAAGATGTTATGAACTGCAAAGCTCCACCTCCACCACCTGCTCCACCAGCTGCCCAGGATAATGTTCCTGTGCCATTAGTAGATAGAACATAGCCCGAAGTACCATCAGCACTAGGGAATGTATATGTAGTGCTAGCTGCTAAAGTCTCAGGTGCTTTTAATGCTACATAGTTAGTACCATTATCGCTATCCTCCATGAATCTTAAGTCGCAAGCGCCTGTGGAATTACCTCCAAGGATAACATCTCCAGTACCATTAGGTAGCAGAGTGATATTACCGTTAGTATTAGTAGAGGCTATTGTGTTACCGTCTATTTGAATATTGTCTACGTCAAGTTTAGCTACTCCAGAAACAAAGTTACTATCATCTATAATAACACCTGAGTTTTGTATGAGCTTACCTGTTGTACTGTCGTAGCGTGTTACAGCATTGTCTGTAGCGCTAGCTGGCCCAACTACGTCACCAGCACCAGCGCCTGCAGCTGCCCATGAAAGGGTTCCGGCTCCATCAGTTATTAAACCATAGTTAGCTGTACCATCAGCTGAGGGTAGAGTCCATGTAACGTTTGAAGCTATTGTTTCCGGGGCTTTAAAGGCTACGTAGTTTATTCCGTTATCAGAATCCTCTAGAAATTGTAAACTAACTGCACCGGTGCTGTTCCCACCTAGTTGTACGTCACCTGTTCCATTAGGAGTAAGAACAATGTTACCATTAGTGTCTGTGCTGCTAATAGTATTGCCGTCTACTCTTATGTTATCTACGTTAAGCTGTGTAATACCTGTAACGACATCTGCGTCACTTATTATAACCCCACTATTCTGAATGATAGCACCAGTAGTACCATCAAATCTAACTGCAGCGTTATCTGTAGAAGAAGCTGCTCCATCCACGTTACCTGCATCTGTAAAGCATGCTGCCGTCTCTCTCATCTCTATTACTGTACCGTCAGACCAAGCGGCAGCTGTAGTGCTCTCTTGAGCCCTTGTAATAGTTAATGTAGTGCCAGCTGCTGCCGTCACTTTAACTATCTCTACGATACCCGAACCGCTATCTAATGTTAAGCTGTAGTAATCGCTGCCTGTAATCGTAGGGAGTCCTGTTGCACTAGTAACAACTAAGCTAGCAGCCCCCGAAGATATGCCACCGTTTAATGTGGTTCTATAGTTATTTGCAAAGAGTCTTGCCATTGTTATGCCTCTGTTTCCACTACGTTATTGATGTATATAGCTAATTCAGGTTCACCTACTGTGGTGCTTACTGACGTAACTGTATTTGTAATTCTCATATGTACTTGAACGGCGTTACCTACACCACTACTAATGGATGTGCCTAATGACAAAGCAGCTCCTGCTGTAGCAGCACCAAGTGCTCCACTAGCAGAAGCGAGCTTTATTTCTGTTATAGGATGGTTCTTGCTTTTTAATGTCCAAGTAACTGTACCATCTGTAACTGTTTGCCCTAATGTACCTGTAGGCCATGTGGGTTCTGTAGTAGCATGACTTGTACCAGCTGTAGTGCATTCGTATGTATATGTGTTATCTGCTGTAGGTTCTACGTGGTCGCCTAAGACGTAAGCTGTAGCTACAGCCCAGGCATCTAATGTATCTGTAGGAGTTAGAGTTATATTATCTACTCCAGGATTAGAAGCGGCTTCTAACACTCTGTCTGCTGTTACTGACCCAAAGTATAATGCTAGGTCTTGGGGGTTGTCAGATAAGCTAGTGTTATGTGTGTACGTTGTTGTACCTGCATATGCAGTGGTAAGTCCACTGTCTGTATATAGTTTAAAAGTCAAATCTGATAAAGCCATTATCTAGCTACTCCTCTTGCTTCAGCTGCTATTAAATCTTGTGTCTGGTTTCTAATCTTAACATTCATGTTTTCATTTTCTATTACTTTTATAATAAAGTCTTTAGATGCTTCTACTTGTATTTTAGCTGTGCTATCTTTAGCTGGCATAGGTTTAAAATCTTGTAATTTTTTTAATTCCTGAGCTACGTTAATAACTCCTATGTCTGGAATTCCTATGGCTTTAGTATTTTTATTCTTGACTTGGTTGTCTAAATTTGTTACTAATTGATCTAACTTTTTACGAGTCTCTTCATACCGACTACCGGCTATGCCTGGATCTATTTCTTCCATGTAGCCGCCTTTCTTTATCTGACTTCCAGAAATTTCTTTCGTAAACACTGAAGAATTTAACCCTTCTGTTATGCCGTTACGTATAGCCTGCAAAGTATTTAATCCATTTATAGCTGCGTTAATAGCTTTGAACATTGATTGTTCTATATAATCTAACACTTGCAGAAATCCGGAGAATCCTTGTATTAAGGTAGAGGCTACGCCTGCACCAATGGATTTTAAATCCAACATATTCTTCCCTGTGCCCATTAACTGCTGAGTTAGATAAGTGAACGTAGGGGCTAAATTAGCTGCTAGTTGGTCTTTAAACGCGCTGGTGAATACTCCCCAAGCATCTCTAGTATCATCAAATGCTGCCACTGCTTTGGCTTGTGAGTTAGTTATACCTAAGCCTAGGTCGTCGAATCCCTGCAGAGTTTCTCCTATATTACTTCTTAGGAGTTGCATATTTTCTAAACCAGATCTACCGAACAGTTCTAATGCTATGGCTGCTTGAGCTGTATAACCCGGCACTTGTTTTATTCTTTCAGATATTAATTGGAATTGCTCTGGCATTGATAAGCCAATAAGGTCTTTAGCTGCTAAGCCTAGTCTACCTAAAGTCTTTTGAGCTGCTTCTCCGCCATTGCTGGCATCATCTAATATCGTAGTGAGCTTTCTCATACCTGTACCAACAGAGTCTATACTTGTGCCTGCCAATTTAGCGGCGTAAGCAAGTCTTTGGGTGTTTTCAAAGGTTTGTCCTAGCTTCTGAGCTGTATCATTGAGATCATCTATCTTGGTAATAGCGGCGCTAAAATCCAAGGCTTCCACAACTTTTTTACCTATAGCTATAAGTCCAGTTACTGCTAGTTGAGCTTTTACTATTCCCGCTGTAAACTGTGCGGAGTTAACTGTAAGCTTAGTTTCTAATTCACTGACCAGTGCCACTTAAGCCTCCAAAGAAGTTCTTCATTAATTCTGCTCTCTCTTCATGATTCATTAATTTTTGTTTGTCTAGTTCTACTTGCTTAGTGATGTTATCACTGTAATTTTTGTCGGATAGCATCTCATAAGCGTACCAATTCATAAATTCCTCCGCACCCATAGAGGCTAGTAATTCTCCTCTAGTTTTCCCTAAGGACTTAGCTAAAGCAAAGCTAAAGAACTCAAGGGGGTGCTTTAGGAGTTTTTTGCTAATTTCTCCACACTGCCTATATCTAAAGAATTAATCTCCAGACAAGCTGTGAATATCTTTAGCATACCTTTAGAAGATTTTAACTTCAAGGCTGCTACATCATCTTTCGTAAATAAGGGTTTGTTGTTTTCGTCTACGCAACATTTGGTGACGATGGAGAATATAGGATCGCCAAGGTCTTTCTTGCCTTGTATTTCCTTTTCGTAATCTAGTTGCTCTTGAAGAGTTAAGGACTTAACCTTAACTTGAGCACCTTCGCCAAATTCTGGTACGTCCACAACTTTAGTTTGTATGTCATCTGCTGACAGTATATCTACTCCGGTTAACAATGTCATAGTTTAGTTTCTCCCCTAAAATCGTACATATAGTACCATTATAACATAAATTATAAACCTTGTCTAGTATTAAGTCCAGGTAGGTTCGCCAGTGATTCTTAGGGTGCAAGAACCTGTTGTAACTCCGTCCGAAGCTACTTCAGTTGTTAACTGTGTAACAAAAACTTCGGCTGTAAATACGTTTAAAGTAGAAGTAGGCAGAGTCATAATGAAAGTTCTTTGTTCTTGTTGATCCATAGCATCTAAAAGTTCTACTTGCCCTAAATCATCAGCATTCCTTATTAGATCTATTTTAAAAGATCCGAAATCCTGGAGTCCCATTCTAAACTCTTTCGCCGTACTAGCTAAAGTTGTCACATCAATTTCCTTAGCTGCTCCTGAGCCAATCCCTGATAGTGATATAACGCCAGCTATAGTTACTGGAGATCCTGCATCGTCATCAATAGTAAAAGTTGTACCTTGACAAAGGATAGGTGTCGCTGCCATATTTAATTCTCCTTAAGAATAACAAATATAATTAATTTCCACAAAGCCCATATACCATGAGTCGTCTCTTATTCCACGGCTAGGGCTAACAGCCTGGATGAATACTGTTGTTCCGCTGACTACTAAATCTCTGTCAGCTTCGAAATGTGTTGTAATAGAATCCTGCAATGCCAGTAGGGCAGAGGCTCCTTTCTCTAGTTGTACGAATATATCTATTTGGTATATACCCTTATGTACTCTGTTGTCTGTGAGTCCACCAAGCTGGCTAGCAGCTGGTAGTAATGTGGGTCTTAGATACGTAGTTCCCTCTGCGGGAGTTGTAGCTACGTTTGGCCATGCTACTGCGGGTAAACCACTTAACGTACTAAGTCTTGTATCTAGCGCTACTTGTATGTTTGCGAATGTTCCCATTACCTAGTCCTGAATTGTTTAGCAGAGCGTTCTAGCACTCCTTCGTAATTAGCTACGGCCACTCTCATCATACCTTCTGGTTTTTGAGAACTCCAAGCGCCATACTCCACTCTATATGCGTAGGGGGCTATGTTGTATATAACTATACCAGTCATACCGCCCTTAAAATCTACTTTAATCTGTCCTATAGAATTACCTACAGCTTGTCCAGCTCTGTCGTTGCCAGCTCCACGTAAGTAACTCATACCCCAAGAAGCTCTTAGGTGTCCTGGTGTATATCCAGCTGCTGCTGGCCATTGCCATAGTGCTGGGTTACCTAGAGGCGTATGTGCTATTATATCATTAAATAAAAACACTGCTGTTGAGTTTATTGTTTTCTCTATAGCCTTCTTGGCTAGCTCTACGTTAGCTCCAAACTGGGAATAATACTTTTGTAAATTGACTTCCATTATATCCTAACCTGTAGGTTATAAGCTACAGTTGTGCCTTGTACTCTTAAGTGCTGAACATTCATTACTCTGTAAGTAACGCTGTTAATAGGTACTGTATCTCCTACTGCCGGCACCGCTGTAGCATGTGCTGTAATAAGTTTAATATCGCTAACCTTAACTACTTGCCCATCCATCTCATCTAACTTGTAGATGTCTGGTACAACATAAGCTGTATAGGTTGTTGTGCTGCCAGCAGCTGGGGCGCTTGTAGCTACATTGTAACTTCCCTCTGCTACTCTTGTAAACGTACAACTCTCGCCATATTTTGTACATAGACGTAAAGCTGTAGCTGCTAATGTTGCTGATAAACTCATGCTTTAGTTACCATAAAACCACCTAAGCCGCCGTTAACGAGCTTGCGCAAGTAACGTGATATCTTAGGGTCAATCGGGTTAGAAGCCGAAGAGTTAGCATATGTAACGCTAAGACTTCCCACTTGTTCTGTTGTTGTCTTTCTTTCAACTATTGCTACGGGGCTGTTTCCTTCTGAGATTGCCATTGCCGTATGTAGTTGTGCATTCTTTAAGTCTGTAGGGATTTCGTCTGCGTCTATAAGATAAGTGTCAACTACTACATCTACTCTAGGCCATTGCAATGCCTGAAGTTTAGTGTATTTTATACCTTTGAAATCTAATGTTTCAATAAAGTCCATAGCTAGAGTTAGATATTTTTCTCTATCTCCATTAGCTATAGTAACGCCTCGTGCTGCGGAGTAAGTAGTTAACTCTGCTTCAGTCACGTAGGAATTAGCACTTGTTACTATTGAACCTGTCTCTACAATTATTGCCATTTCAAACCTTTAATGTTTTGTGAATAAGTACGGGCATTTCACCCGTAAAGTTTTACTAATCTACTAAGAGTACACAGTGCTCTGGTTTGATCATCTCATAACCCCAAGCAATTGAAACTTCGTATTTAACACGTCTGTATTCTTTGTACATAGCAACTTCAAATGCTAAGCCAGAACGTGGGTCTTGAACAATCATAACGTCAACTGCCAAGTCACCTTCAACTGGTCTAGCTGGTAGACGAGTTACTAAGTGAATTGCGTTACGTGTGAATGCCATATTT